AACGGAGTACCCACATAACTCATTCGGTGAATGGCTCTCTCTAAAAAGATAAGACCAAACTCACCACCACGGATTCCTACAATCTGCCCACCATCAGGAATATCCTGATAATCAGACTGAGTGTTTACGTTCTCTGTCCAATCTGTCTCATCGTTTAATGCTGACCAGCGAACCCTGTATTGCTGTTGAACAGATGATTCGTAAGTATTTGCACAAACCACAAAGTCACGCACTACAGTAATGAACTTAGCAATAGGCGCAGTAGCTGACAAATCAGCAAACGATGTAGATGTTCCTAGCGTCCATGCTTGTAATTTATTTGCATTGTTTGTAGATATTACAGTCTTACCAAACTGAGTAAAGCGAACCCTATCAGCATTAGCCGTAGTCATGCCAGTTTTAACCTGAGTGATAGCACCTACGCCACTTACTGTATAAATCTTGGTCAAGCCAGCAGCAAACAAAGCAGTATCACCATTGGGTTGCTTGGCAGCATAGAGTGAGGTTAAGTCTTCAGCAGCATTGCTTGTTGAGAAGGTAACTGGCGCAGGGAAAGGGCCATAACCAATAGCTTGACTAACCACGTTCTTAGCGTCAGTCAATGCACCAGACACGCTAGGTTGGTCAGGCATCCACTCACCAAAGGTTAATTTTGTCGTAGCCATGTGTTACTTCCTTGTGCCTGTATTGTCCATGTATTATCGTTAGCCGATACAGGAGTCCATGTGTTTGTGTCGCCAGAAACAACAGTCCATGTATTGCTATCAGCAGAAACTGGAGTCCAAGTGTTATTGTCTTGTGGTACTGGAGTCCAGTTATCGCCTAAGATAACACCATTAGCCACAATTGTTGCTAGACCTGATACCGAGGCTACCCCTGCATAAATTGCAGACGCACTAGCGACAACATTAGCATTTGCTTCTATGTTGGCAACTGCGCCAACAACTAAACCACCATTAGCCGTTACAGTCGTTGTAGTATCAATAGAACCACTTGCTAGTTGTACCCTGATAGCATCAGCAGTTGTAGTCGCATTAGCTGTAATTGATGCCGCAGCATTTGCTACGATTCCACCAAGAGCAGTTACATCTGCATAACCATTGATAGCACCACTTGCAAACTGGACACGAGTTCCAGAAGCCATTACATCTGCATTAGCGGTAATACTTCCATTGGCAAACTGAACACGAATAGCGTTAGCGGTTACTGTTGATGTTGTATCAATAGCACCAGAGCCAAACTGCACCCTAGTTGCATCACAAGAAGCACTAGCATTAGCTGTAATGCTTGCACTCGCAAACTGAACCCTTGTAGCGTCTGCCGTAACTGTTGCTGTTCCATCTACCGCCCCACTACCACTCTGAACCCTTGTGCCGTTGGCTACAACGCTTGCAGACGCAGACACAGACCCATAGGCATCCCATAGGGTTACTGAGGTTGTGTAAAGTGGACTATCAAGTGTGAGTGTTAAATCATCAATGCTAGACTTTAAACTGTCTAGCGAGTCAATTGTCCACGGAGGCAGTAAGTCAGCCATTTCACGCTAAAGTAACGCTCAACGAACTAGAAGCAATGCGGAACACATCACCAGTTGCAATCGTCTTAGAAGCATCTAGTGGTGTGTGATATAGCAAGTTACCAACTGTCAAAGCATCACGGATTCCAATGTGTGTGATTGTTCCCCATGCACCGCCAGCTTGAGGAAACTCAATAGCAGCAGAGTTTGTAGAAACACCATTGCTAGGCGCACCAAAAGTAATAGACTGACGAGCATAGCTAGTACCAGAACACTCAGTTCCAGTATCAGCGTCTGTTGGGTCAGTCGTATAAAGTGCCAAGTACACAGTCGTAGGTGCTGTGTAAGCAGTTGCTCTCAACGTCACATTGATAAGAGCATTTTCTAAGTAATTGGACATTTCAGCCATATTTTCACCTTGCAGTTAATTTCATTGCTAACGGAACACCAGAATACTGACCTTCTTCGTCAGACTTGATGAGTGAGGAGATTGCTCTGTCGTACATAGAACCCCATGTATTGATTCGAGCATCGTTCATTAGATACGGCTCTGCTTCAACTAATGCGCCATATAACAAACCATCAGGTGCAGAAGTTAAAAATACGTTTGTTGTATTACTTGCAGACAAATATGCTGGCGCAGCAAAGTACAACATTTTTACTGTATAGACTGCATCAGGAATAGGAGATAACTGAAACTCGCTTGCCAAGATTGTGTAAGACCTAGGAACACCTACCCACAATGCTTTGGGGTCATTAGACAAAGCTGAAGGGCTGGAGTAACTTAGTGGAGTTATTGGGTTTGTCATCACCACAAAATCACGCACTTGTAAGAAGTCACTAGGCAACTCAACAGTTGAGTCATCCTTAACAGTTGCAGTCGTTACAGACTTTAACATTTGACGAATACGCAGTTCTCTACGCAAACGATTCTCAGCCAAAGTAATAAAGTCTGGGATAACGCTAGTCAGGTCAGAACGAGCCAAATAATTGGCTATTGAAGTCTGTAAATCAGAGTAGGTAGCAAAACTCATACAACTCCTGTCCGAGTTCTAAAAACTCTGTTATTGCGTTCGTTTAGCCATGCTTTAAAACGCTTGTCATCAAGCACAGCAAAGCCACGCATAATTCCTTGCTTATTTAGTTCATCAATCACAGTCATTGGAATTGAGGCTATCTTATTGCCAAACAACTCATCTGACCATTTAGCACGTTCATCAAAGGAGTTATATTCCTTTTTGTTCTGCTCAATGATGCCAGTTACATCCTGACGAGTTTCAATGACAATCCCGCCATTGCCATCAGAATGGACTACAGAATCTCTAAATTTAACAGGGTTTTGCATACACTAATTCTATCAGTTTTGCTAGAAAAAGAAATGCCCCAGAGGATTAGTCTGAGGCATTTTGAGAGTCACCTAACTATTAGGTCAAGTCAGCAATAATGCCGTGTGCAGCTTCGTTACGAACTTCCAATGTGAACTCAGCCAACAGTTGTGTAGATTCGTTGTCACCAGTAACAGCCAACTCATTGGTTGTAAAGGGACGCAGATAAGCTACAGCAGCCATGTCAGGGTCAAGCAAGAACGCAACATCGTCAGCAGAGTTAGTGCTGTTCATGAACCTCGAGGGAACCACGCTCAGAGTACCGAAATCTGACAAATAAACATCTGCCGCCCCGATGATAGTCGTAGGCGCATTTGTAGGGGCCATGTAACGCTGTGCAGCAATACCAGCAAAGCCTGAGACTACTTGCTTGTGAGCAGGTGTAACCATCAAGATTTTAGGATTGCCACCTGCGGTATAAACGCTCTTAACAACAGATTGCAAAATTGCTTCTGTGAAAGTGCGGTTAGTGCCGTTTGTACGAGCAGTAGTGCCAGATGCACCAGCAACGCCAGAAGTACCACCAGAGTAGCTAGTAGCCAACCATGCTTGCAAACCACCCAAAGCACGAGCAGTAGAGGAGTTACCATTGGTAGCAACTTGGTTACTGAGCAATGTCAATTCCATATCACGCTTGATTTCAGCAGATGATTTAGCCAAGTTATAAGCCTTTTCAGACTTACGACCAGCTTTATCTACAGCTTGCAAGGTGTTAGAAATCTTGATTGTCTTCTGTGAAATCTGGCAACGATTTCCCACACGAGTCGTAGGAGAAATAGTAATGTCAGATGCCGTTGCACCTTCGACTGCCACATTTAAAGCAGCACTCGCAAGTGAGTCAGTCTGCCACTCATGGTAAACAGCAGTTGCTTTAGTTTTGCCGATGGAACTCATCATGGGCGTGTCGGTTGGTGAGATGTTATAAATAACATCTGTAAGGTCTTCACGCTGACCAATAGCGGTGTATGTTTGATAGGTAGCCATAAATTACTCCAAAATTTAAAAGAATCGTTCAAATGCTTTAGCTGCGTCTGAGACTTTTCCTGTCTCACGCAACCTCTGCATAACCTGTTTATCTTGTGCAGACCTTGCAGGAGGTGCAGAAGTACCACTACGCATCATCTTAGGGGCAGCCACGAGTTTTTTATTTAACTCAGGTTTGCTCTTTTGAAGTTGCTCATACTTCATCGCCTTATACAAGGTATGCACAGCACGACTGTCATACACGGAACTGAGTTCTTGGTCAGACCAACCTACAGACTTCGCATAGTCACGGATTTGTTTCCGAACCGCATCACCCTGTGGTGTCGCTAACTCAGGAATCAGACTAACTAGCTTCTCAGATTCTTGACGGAGATGGTTTTGCAGTTGGGATTGTTGCTCGGCTTGTTGCTGTTGGGCAATGCGTTGCTGTTCATTCCTGACTACTGCTAACTGCTTCTCACGTTGGCTCTGTTCAGCTACCGCTACCGCATAACCGATAGGGTCTGTTTCCTTTAAAACTTCTAAGTCCACACCCTGATGTTGCTGCGTAAGGAAGCTATCCAACGCTTGCAATTTCTGGGCGTATGCCTGTCGCTCTTGTTTAACATACTCTAAGTGACTACGTTCAGCTTCAATTGCTTTACGTTGTTCAGCTAGAGCCTGAGACTTCTTTGTGTAGTCCGTACCTTGTTGATAACCCTTGATAAGTTCGTCAAGTTCTACCTCAACTTCCTCACCAGATGCCTTGACTTTATATCTAGGCTTTGGTTCATCATCGTATTCAACTTCATCAGTCTCTTGAATTTCCTCTATTTGACCCTCGGCTTGGCTGTTATCAGCTTCCTCAGAATCACCCATCAGACTTTCAAACGCTGAAGCGGCTTGGTTTACATCTAGGCTTTCACTCCCATTAGGGTTGGTGTTTTCCATTTGTCATCTCAATAATCGCCAGAAACCTTCTGGACGGAGGGTAGCTTTTAGGCTACAGAATTTTCCACTTCTTTTCCTTAATTACAGTTTCCGAGGCTAAGCCTTCTAGGTGTCCTGTAATCAGTTCTAAAGTCTTTATGTGCTGATAAGCATTTTCACGCCTGTTAATTTCACTTGCACTTGTGTTAATTATCACACTAATCTGTTCATTTTTCAAGTTATTTAATACTTCTTTGAAAAAGTCATCATTTAATAGGTTTTTAGCCCATTGTGCGAGTAGGTGTTTGTCCATATTGGTTTTGTATTCCAGAGATAACGTCATTGATACTTAGGTTAGACCTAGATGGCATACCTTGTTGGCTACCCAAGATTCCCATTAAATCGTTATAACTTAGGTTAGATGGTTGTGAATATTGAACAGGTGCAGGAACTTGACCATAGTTAGGGTCTAGGAACTTCTCCCATTGTGTACCAATGAGTAGATTACGATTACCAAAGTTAATTGCTGGCAATGGTGTATATGGTGCAACTCTAGGTGCTGGAGGATTACCAAAACTTGCAGGAATTGGAACTACGTCAAAACCAGTTGTTCCATTATTAGACAAAACACTACCAGCACCAAGTAAACCAGCCGCAGTTAATGCTAACTGAGCAACCTTTATTGGGTCAGTTTCTTTTGTTGGTGTAGTTGTTGTTGGCGTAGATGTTACAGCAGTAGGAGTTAACGTAGATGCAATAGTGTTTATAGCTTCTGGTGTTACAACTGGTCTAGCAGCAGTAACTGTTGCAGTCGGTATAGTTGAAGTTGGAATTACTGCGGGTGTTGTAGCAATAATAGCGTTAACAATGTCTTGTGTAGTCACTGTCTTTGGTGCAGTAATTGTTTGAGTTGCCAATGTAGAAGTCGGTAGCGTAGATGTTTGCAAACTTGTGCCAGTAGTCAAAGCTGGCAACGTAGCTGTAATAGCGTTAATTACTTCTTGAGTCGTTACTGGCTTATTGCTTGTAATTACCTGTTGAGCAATATTCTGTGCTTGAGTAGATGTTATTGCAGGAATTGTTGCTGTAATAGCATTGATAATTTCTTGAGACGTAGCAGGTTTCTGAGAAGTAATTGTTTGAGTAGCTAAATTAGCGGGTGTTTTTACGTTAGCCGCTATTTGGCTTTCTACTAAGTTTATAACTTCTTGGGTAGTCATGCCAGTAGTTTTAGGCGCAGCAACCTTAACAGTCCCTGCATCTGTAACTGGTGTTGATACAGCCACTGGCGTAGTAGCGGCAATAGTGCTTAATACATTGTTTAATGTTGGTGTAGCAAGTTGACTAACAACATTTACTCCGTCTGTTAATTGAGAAACATCAGATGGAATATTTATAGCTTTTGGTGCTAATGAATTAGCAGCATCTTTTAAAGACTCTGTAACAACATCTGCACTAAATCCACTGTTTGTTAATGCAGTTTCAATTTCTGCTAATGTTTTACCACTATCTGCCATTTGTATTGCAATATCACTAGCATCGCCTAAAACTGCACCAGAAGCCGTATTTAAATAGTTAGCTAATTCATTACCACCATAAACTAAACTACCACTAAGAATTGCAGTTTTTAATGCGTCTTCTAAATCTGCGCCACCAGCAGCAGCAGCACCACCTTTGAAAAGACCTGTGCCGACTGCTTGTGCTGTAGAGCCTGTAAGACCTAATTGACTTCCTAAGAAACCACCACCACCTAAACCCAAGAAAACTGCTTGAACAACAGGGTCATTAAACGCTTCAGCTAAACCACCTAAGAATGAAGGTACTTTCTGTTGTTGTGTAGTTTGTTGATATTCACCAGTAGGAGAGTAATATTTAATGTCGCCACCAGCCTTGTTTTCACTGGCTTTATAGGTAATGACATTCTCAAGTTGTCCTAGCTGTGCATCCATGCCAGAACCAGTTTGAGAATAAACTGGTTGGTAGTAAGTATCACCAATCAATGTTGCTTGGTTTGGTTGCAATGCACCAGAGGCAATTAAATCTTGAATGTTTGGTGTTTGTATTTGTGCAGATAATGACTGAGCAACAACAGGACTAGCAGCAGCCTGAGTAATTACTGAAGGAGTTGTAGCTACAGTATTTGTTTTCTGTACTTGAGCAATTGCTTGCGGAGTGCTAGATGGAACTTCATTCTTAAACTGAGATAACGAATCAATAACAGCTTGGTTATATATTGCTGTACCTTCTGCATTTGTGTGCAAAGCATCAACTAACAAATTCTTGTTTTGCAGAATTTCACCTTGAATACCTACCAAAGCAACATTCTTGTTTTCTTTAGCAATGTCAGTAAAAATCTGGTCAACTTTAGTGTCAAAGTTGTTATTGATTACATCATCAATAGACTTAGCATAAGGAGAACCAGTAAGAACAACATTAACGCCTTGGTCACCCAAAGTCTTCACAATTTGGTTAATGTTACTTTTAACAGTGTCTTTATCTACACCAGTAATAAAGTCAACACCACCAGTTTGTAAGTAAACAGTAGCATTAGGGTCAAACTGACCACCACCTGCTAGATATGTGTTTAACTGGTTAAGAGTGTCAGCAGTAGTTGCACCACCTACGGCATAGTTAGATGTGGCTTGTCCAGTAGCTTGTGTTAATTGGTCACCTAAAGTTGTGTTAAGGCTATTCCAACTAGCACCTGCCAAGATATTGCCCTCAAGCAAACCCCCTGATTTACCGCCAGTTGCATTAGCTACGTCTTCACCAGAGATTCCATACTGAGCCATAGCAGCCTGAGTGGTAGCCGCATCAGGACTAGCAGCTAAGAATGTACGAATGTTGTCATACAAATCAGCAGCACTACCACCATTATTTAACTGCCATGTCAAAGCATTAGAAATAGCCATGATTAACCTCTAATCTCTACGTTGGATGTAATGCCAGCACCAATTTTCATTGCTTTTAACTGTGCTTCTGCTTCAAACTCTTGTTGTTTCAATGCAAAGTAAGCCTGTTGTTTCTCACGCTCTAATTGCAACTTAGCACCTTCCTTCTCACGCAATAACTGCATCTCAAGTCCAGCTTTCTGTTGCGCCATCTGCATATCAATTTGCTGTTGCTGTTGTTGCATCTGCATATCAGCTTGTGCTTTAGCTTGGTTAGCTTGTATCTCAGCCTGTGTTCTAGCCATCAACGCTTGAACCTCTGGGGGCATTTGCTGTTGCTGTGGAGGAGGATTACTCAATGCTTGGTCTTGCTCTGGCGTAATTGCTTTGTAGAACTCAGCAGAATCTTTAAACCCTGCAATCTCTACCATGCGTCCCAAAGTGCCACGATACTGAGCAGGTGAAACGTAAGGATTAGCAGGGCCATACTGACCAATCAACTGCTCTTGTTTAGCAAGAACCATCGACAACATAGCCATCTGCTCTTGACGATTCCCAGCACCTAAACCTACATTGATAGAAACATCGTATTGGTTAGCCCATGTTCTAGGGTCAAACTCTACGAACTCACCACGCATACGCACTATGCGAGCCTTGTCTTGGTACTTACAAAGCAAGTGCAAGATACCTTTAAACAAAGATTTAACACCTGTCTCAGCAAAGATTCGAGCAATAAGTTCAATCTTACCTGCGCCAGCTTGTTGCATAGAAGCTACGGCAGCAGCAGTCACGTTCTGCAAGATAGAAGGGTCTAAACCCTGTGAAGCATCACTAACACCTGTACGCTTAGACTGTACTGTGTCCAAATACTGAAGCATTGGAAAAGCCTGATTTGCCACGTTCTGCA